TTGCCTTTTGTATGCGCTCCTACTTTGTTTAAGTCCCTGCCGTATTCAATCGTTCCATCTAACAAAACAACAAAATGGTAGCCTATTCCGCTCCATCCTCTCTGCTTGTGCCATTTGTCTATGTGGCTTGCATCAAAGTATTTCCCTTCAGGCGTTGCTGTGCAATGAACTATTAATTCACTTATCGTCCGCATTGATTTCTTTATATTCACTTGTGATTTCTTTAGCGCGTCTAAATAGGTTTTTAAGCGCATCCCATAAGTCTACACCTCTTACTGCCTTGTAGTTTTCGTTTATGGAAATTACTTCTATAGAAACAAGAACCAAAGAAAGAATTTTAGTCGTTAGCATATCAATAGTAAAGAACTGCGCTATAATATCGCTAACTAGAAACTTGTCTATGCAATAGAATAACATTACAGTAAACTCATACAAAAGAATCTTGCTTACTATTTGTGAAAGCCCTCTTGAAGTAATAGGCTTTTTTAGTTTAAGGCTTTTCCATATTCCTGTTATAGTGTCTAGCATTATAGCAAAAGCTATCAAAACAAGAATACCTGAAATAGGAAGGAAAAAAGAAAATACAATAGCAGACATTTGGAGAGCGTTTAGTTTAAGTTTGGTAAGTAATATTGTAAACTGCGTTTTCATTGTTCTAGTTGTGTTAAAACATTGTAAGTTAGAAGAATTAAGATAAATATTCCACCTATTCGTACGTATATTTCTGCACCTGTTACAAACATTGAAAGCCCTAAAGCGTAGCCTATTACAAAGTATAGTATTGCTAATGTTTTTCGGTGCATATTATATTAACTTATTATTCGTCTTTTTGTAGCCTATTCTACTACAGGTTCAGGTTCACTCCATTCTGCCGTAGACATCAAAGCTAAACATTCTTCGTGTGTAAGCGTTTGTAATGGCGTTATAGTTCCGTCTGCAATAAAGCTAGGTTCTTCGTTCCATTTTAAAACGAATTTTAAGCCGTCTAACGACTTTCTCACTGTCTCTGCACTATTCTGCTCCACTTGACTGAAATCCACTTTTGAGATGTCGTTGATGTCAATGATTGCGTATGTGTTTGTCTTTGTCATTTTATATGTTTTTAAAGTACGTATGCTTGGTCTCCTGTTTTATCTGCTTCCTCCATATTCACGGAAGTAGCATTGTTCCCTCCACTACCTTGGTCAGTCAATGTCCAAGTGCTTCCGTTCCAAGTTGCAGATTCGCCCATCCTCCAATGAGAGACAGGAGAAAGTGAACTGATATCTTGTGGAACTCCATTGTTGAATATAGTGCTTACATTTGAACTTTGGTCAGTATTCCATACAGCAACCTCGTCAATTGAACCATTAAGTCGGTCTGTAGTTCTTCTACCTATTCTTACGGAATCATTGGTACTTCCTAAAGTACCCGTAGCATTTGTGACACTAATTGAATTGTTTAATGTTCCGTTTATATAGATTTTCATAGTTGAACCATTCCACACACAAAGAGTATGATACCAAGTACCACTAGTTAAAGTTGTACTATTTAGAGCATCTTGACCGTTTGCAGTTTTTAGCAAAAAACGAACTTGATTAGATTGCAAAGCTATATACCAATTACCGTCTGCTCTTGGAGAATCGTCTTTAGTTATCAAACCATCTGCACTTGTAGAAATAGAATTATACTTAAACCAAAAACCAATGCTTAAAGTATTAATGTTTTTTATGTCTGAAATATCTCCAATATCTATATACTCATCAACCCCATCAAAACTAAAACTATATAAGCTGAATGAACTTGGGCTGATTGGAAGTCTATCTCCCTCCTCCATATTTACAGAAGTTGCATCATTGCCTCCTGAGCCATTGTCAGTGAGTGTCCAAGAAGAACCTCCCCAAGTATCTCCATCTCCCATTCTCCACCAGCTTAATGGATTGAGTGAGCTGAGATCTAATGCTCCAGATGGTGAATATATACTATTTATATTTGAACTCTGATCACTATCCCAAACAGCCGTCTCGTCAATAGTTCCCTCTAATCTCCTTCCACCACCACCAGTCAAAGATGCTATTGTTGTTTCAGTAGATGCATAAGAATTTACGCCCGTACTAGTTGCCGTTGTTTGACCATTCAAAACGCCATCAATATAAAACTTCATTCCGTTAGTTCCTGTAGTTCCGTCAAACGTTCCTAGTAAGTGATGCCAAAAACCATCATTGGGAACTACTCCCGTACTAGTGATTGATGTTGCTGACAAATTTGTATGCCAAACAGACCATTGAAAATAATTATAACCCGTACCTCTCCAAGACAAATTCCAATTTCTTTGTCCACCACTTGTATTGTCCTCACAAATTATTGATTGAATATTTGTTCCACCACCACCAGTGTTTGTTGTCGGTATTTTTACCCAAGCAGAAACAGTTATAGCGTTTGTAATACCTAAAGATGAAGTACCTACATAAAACCGTTCATCTATCCCATCAAAAGACATTGAATAAGTATTAGTAAAAGGCGCTACGCCTCCGCTTCCTGTTATGTTAGTTTCGCCTGCTGCTGTACTGTCGTATATAGCGCCCCAATTGTTAGTAGCGTTCGTCTTTCCCTTGCCCCAATCGTTAGTGTTGTTTACTGCGCCTTGTCCCCAATCTATAGTATTTGCCATTAGTACGTTCTTCTTAAATTAGTAATTCTACTTTGTATGCTGTTCGAAGTGCTTGCGCTTCCCCAAGTTACGTGAACTTCTAAAGTATTGCTTATTGTAGTGTCGAATGTCGTATTGTTTAAGCTTTGGAACATCTTGCCTTGGAACGAAGTACCTGAATTTTGTATGTAGTTAAATTCAGCACAAGTAAATATAGATGCCGTTGTAGCTGCGCCTATTGTTCTTATTGTAAAGTCTGCTTCTATTTCGAATGGCTGACTTGTCATTGTTGGAAGTGTAAGCGTTCCACTTGAAGCCAAAGTAACTGCGCCTGACTTTAATTCTATTACTATTGTTTCGTTGTTTAAGCAGCTTATTTGTCCTTTAATATTACAATGGAAAGAATCGCCTGCTGTAAATCCGTTAGCAGGTACAGTTAAAGTTCCTACGCCTGTTCCTAAAATGTTTGTAGGCGTTGTAGTATTTGTTACGGCTGTTCCGTCTGCAGTTTGTGAGAATAAACCTATACTTAAATTAGCAAAACTTAAAGCACCTGCGCCATCAGTTCTTAAAACTTGTCCTTGTACGCCGTCTGCTTGGGGAAAAGTATAGGCTTCGTTGAATTCTATAGTTCCGTCATTTTGTACTTTGAAAGCTGTTGTGCTTGTGTCGCGTATTTTGAAAATGTCGCTTGTAGCAGCACCTGAAGGGTCTATAAAAAAGTCTACGAAAGGCGTTCCGCTTGGCGAAGGAACAGCGTTGCTTTGAAAGTATAAATACTCTAGTTTGGAAAACTTTAAAAAGTTGCTATTGCAGTCTATTGTTCTGTCTGCGGAAAGTTGTCCGTCTCCGTTGTAAATAGTTGTAGAACCTGCGCCTCCTACTACTTCTGCTCCTGTAATATGTTTTGTTACATAGCCTCCTAGTCCGTCGCTTTCTGCTATTGGAATTAAATCCGTAGAAGCTAGGTTAGTTCCTTTCGCGGTTAATTGACTTATTTTCTTTTCTGCCATTTGTTAGTTTTTTTAAGTATAGCTTAAGCTTCTTTACATTTTCGTCTTTTGGTCTGTATTGCTTCATAGAACCCATCCTGAAAAATTAGTGTCCGTGTTTGGGTACATATCGCCGTTTGAATTTGTATTGTATTCAGGGAACTTTGATTGGTTAAAACAAATATAGTCTATAAATCTTTGCGTATAGTGTTCGGCTATTTTGCGTTCTTTTTCAATCAAGAAGTCTACTTCTATTTTGTCTACGTTTTCGCTGTTCTCCGAACTATGTTTGTAAACGCCTTTGTTTGCGATTGTATAAGCAGCGAAAGGCATATATTCCACCATTGCATAGTGAATAAGCATCGGCTTTATATACGTTTCTACTAGCGTTAAATAATCGCCTGTTAAAGTAGCCGCTACTATGTCTGCTTGTATCTTCTGTAGTAGGTCAGTTACTAAATAGCCTTGTATATGAATATCCTGTGCAATCTTTATATACTGAATAAATTTGTCCGTGTCTACGTTGCCATTCATAGCCGTAAACTTCACAAGGTCTGTTCGTGTTATTAAAAGTGCTTCTGCCATT